TTGAGTTTTATTTTTTTTAATTCTGCTGTTGATGACATTAACTAATCTTTAAAATTTCTGGAGTGAGAACCATGTAAGTATTAAATGGATTGACAGAGGGAACTGTCTCTACATCATTACTTGAGACCTGTTGTGATGTGGAAACCTCTGGTGTTGGTGCTTTAATTGGTGGCAAATCCATTGATACAATATTTACACCACCACTATCTCCCAATGTTTTGAGAGTTTCCTGTGTTCGATGTGTAGGTACAACATTTACAGCAGTTTTAAATTCTACAATTTCTGGGCCTTCTTCACCAACTAAAGTTAAACCAGAGGCATCTCCTCCAATTTTTCTCATAGTAAATTTCTCCTCATATTTTTTATCAATCTCATCCTCTTCTGCTATTACTAACTGTCTTGTCTCTTTCTTATATGCCTTAACAGCAGTATAATCCTTAGTTAATTTCGCCTCTGCTTCCAATCTCTTGAGTTCTTCTTTTCTTTCACCTCGTATTCTCTTCTTCGCTGCTTTCTTCTCCTGCCTTCTTTCTTTTGCTGCTTCTTTAATTTCTTGATCTCTTGCTTTAAATTGATCAACAATCGCTTGTTCATCTTTTGTAAGTTCACTGTACTTTAATTTTACCATTTCACCATCACGTTCTACACGATATCTTTCACCAAAAATTCCACTAATATGTGCTTTTTCAACACCTTGCTCTTTCATAAGTTCTCTATTTTCTTTTCTCGCGTTTGACACGGTATCATCACCAAGTTTATCACCACGCAACCACTTGAATATGTCAGTGGCACCCTTTATTGCTAATATAATACCGCCTATAATTAAAGCAATCTTAGCAACTAAGACAGCAGCACCTGCTATTGCAGCGATGACACCACCGATCGCGGATGCAATACCAACAATCGGGCCAATAATACCAATCAACGCAATCGCACCTAGACCTCCTAAAACCCATTTAAAATGTTTTGTGATAAAATCAAAAACACCTCCTAACTTTTCAAAAATTTCTGGTCTTGCAAGAAATTTGAATGCAGCATTTCCAACAATACCCAATCCCACTGCAGTTATAGCATCCATCAATCTTTGAAATATACCTTTAACAGGAGACAAAACACCATCTGCTTTTTTACCTATTTTTTCACCAGTTTTTTTACCAGTTGCTTCTAATCCTTTTTCTTTTTGTTTCTGATCTTCTTTCGCAGCATCCTCTCTGATTTGATCGTTTTCTTTATCTACTGCATCAACTCTTGACTCGTAATCTGCTTTGATGAAATCAACAATACCTGTTAGTACGTTATTTATTTCTCCGATCTCAGCCTTTTCTTTCTGATGATTCGTTCTATGTAATTTTTGTATTGTGATTAATTTTGTTATCTTCTCCGTCTGGACTTTATTCTCTTCCTCTATTCTAAGTCCTGCATCTAATGGGTAAAATGAAGGAGAAATTTTTGCTGGAGTTATTTTTGCCTTCTTTTTAAGTTCCTTATTTTCTAATTGTACTTTTGCTAATTTTTTTTGAGCCTTTTGAAATTCTTTTAAGTTGATATCTGCCTGTACTTCTGCAAGTGTTTGTAATTTTTTAGGTCTTCCTCTTGTTTTTTTCGGTGCACCATCTTTTCCCAACACCTCTTTCATAGGTGTTTTCTTTACATCATTAATTTTTGGTAATGCTTTTGCCACTATGATCTACGTTGTTGTGCTTTTAAATTCTCTTCTTCAATATACTGTTTTAAGAGAGTTACATAGACATCTCGTTCCCAAGGCATCATATTTTCTATCTCCGTCAAAGAGTATTTATGATGCTGCATCAAGGCAAAGTTAACTTTATAGTATGACTCCAGACTCATGTGGGCCATACCTAGCTGAAAAAACTTGCCAGACCCTCCAATACAACTTCAGATTCAACACCAGTTTGAGGATTCGTTACCTTAAGTGTGTGACTTAATTTAGGCATGGTTCTAAAAAACTCTTCAACCTCTTGGAATTGTTTAGTATTGAGTTGATCAATAAACTCATCAAGTTCCTCTTTTGTGCTCTCAGATGCATCCCAACTCTCCTCTTCATCATAAATCATATCAATACATGACGATAACATAGACATTGCTGCAGATACTGACTCATTTGGTTCTGCCATTTCAAAATCAAAATTGTTTTCAATAAATTGATCTAATGATGGATATTTCAATTTCATTGAATACTTTTCGTCAAGTTTCACAATTAACTTGTGATCCTTACTCTTAACAACTTTGATGTCATCTATATTAATAGATGTTTCAACTTTAGTTTTACCATCGTCAGGGCATGTAATATTGACCTCAACAGACTCACCAACTGACTTTGATCTAACATTCAAGAAAAGATACTCAATGTCAAATGTAGGTAACTTAGTTACATCAACATTTTTTGTGATAAGACAATCACCAATAATTTGTATAATCGCATCAGTAATTTGTTTCTGATCCTCAGACTCCAAAGCAAGAACAAGTATTTTTTCTTCACGAACTAAGAAAGGGCGGTATCTAACTTTTTTTCTATTTGAAGGAAGAGTCAACTCATAAGTTGGAGTATTAATCTTGGGTAATGGCATAATATTTCATTCAGTGTTTTATTTATAACACATTGTAAGCATTTTTTAGTATTTTGTCAATACATTATTGAGATAAGTTTCGGAGTATTCAGCTGAATTAGTCTTCTCAGATTTTTTAGGTTCTTTTCTAAATGAATTAAAAATATCAAGTCCAGTTGAAAGAATACTACGTTGTCTTCTCTTGCGATTGACCACGTATCTATCATAGTTGAAACTCACAGAAACTTTTAATATATCTGCACTACCATAGGTTACTGGAATCGGTGTGATTGACTTTGGAAATGCATTAATAAACTGGTATGATAATGCACGATCAAGATTTTTCTCAAACTTTGATATGTAGATAGAGGATACTTTATAAGAATCCGGATATCTCATTCTACGATAATATGGTTTCTGTAAATCACCAACTTCACCTTCGGCACCACTGGTTATATAATCCATCCATCCCTCAAATATTCTCAGTAATGTATAGTCTTGATCAACATAGAAAGAAAAGTCAATGTCTGTGTATAATCTTGAATGAGCGAACTCTTGAGGCACACCCATGAAATTATCCTTCACTTCAGCAGTCGCTAGGGCAGTTGCAGGTAAAGATGCATCGAAACATAAAATACCCATTTCACGAGATATAAAATCATCTGCGTTGAGTATTCCTACATTGTTTCGGAGATAGTTTTGAACGCTTGAATTAAATCCAGCGAAATGAACTTGATATTGATTATTTAACGATAACTTACCAAATTTAACTTTGGCATCAGTCATGGTTATTTTTGATACTAATGACACACTAAATACCTTTATGACTTTGTTTTTATATATTTATGTCATATAAAGGGAGATACCAACCATCATACCCGCGAAAGTACAAAGGAAACCCATCAAACATCATTTATCGATCACTTTGGGAACGAAAGTTCATGGTTTACTGCGATTTGAATGAAAATATTCTTGAATGGGGAAGTGAAGAGATTGCGATACCATATCGCTCTCCGATTGATAATCGTGTACATAGATATTTTCCAGACTTCTATGTCAAACTCAAAGAGACAACTGGAAAGATTAAAAAATATATTATTGAAGTAAAACCCAAAAAACAACTAAAACCTCCAAAGAAACCGAAAAGACAGACAAAGAGTTATCTTTACGAAACTTATGAGTATGCTCGCAATCAAGCAAAATGGAAAGCAGCAAGTGAATACTGTAAAGATCGTTTGTATGAATTTAAGGTAATGACAGAGGATGAACTCGGAGTCAAATGAACCGTATCAGTCCAGTATTAGACCGACTCATAGGTATCGAAGATCCTAGTGAATTAGTCACCGAACTCGAAGAAGTTATTAATGATAGTGTGTCTCCTCCAGAGGCAGGACAATTCTTTGTTTTCTCATATGTCCCAAAAAAAGCGGATACAATCTTTGATGTCAATCCACTTGTTGCTGTGACTGAAGTATACTCATGGGGTTTTCGTGGGGTCAATTTTCATCATGGTCAATATCGCACTTATTCATTTTCAAATCTGGTTGGTCAGACATATCGTGTCTATCCTGAAGAGATAAAAGACCTCCAAGCATTACCTTTTGGTAAAATACGTCTAAATAGTTAAAAAAAGATATGTCAGCAGTAGA